CAAGGTGCTAACTTCAAGTTGAAGGCAAAGAATGTTGCTGGATATAGGAATTATGACTCTTCTGAGTTTGCTGCTCAAAGTCCTCTTCTTGATGACGATGATGCAATGGAAGCACTTTGGAAGAAGGAATATTCTCTTGCAGAGTTAGTTGCTTCTGATCAGTTTAAATCTTATGAAGATTTGAAAAAGCGTCTTGGTTATGTTCTTGGTAACAAGACTGTTCGCCAAGATCCTGAAGTTGTTGAAGAAGACAATGATCGTGGTTCAGCAGAAGAATTAGTTACTGCTGCAACTACATCAAGATCTTCTTCTACAGGTACAGGTGCCAATTATGGTGAAGACGAAGATGATGCTCTTAGTTATTTCCAACAACTAGCTGAAAGTTAAATTAAGGGCACTGTCAATAAGACCCCCCATATAGTGGTAGGGCCTGAGTATAAGCAGGATATCCACTAAAGACCTCCTTCGGGAGGTCTTTTTTATGGCATTGTGATATTTGTATTTTCGGTCTGGATTATATAATCGTCAATATATTCTGATGATTCATCATAAATCATAGCATCTCTAAAGTCATTTAAGAATTGCTGTAGATATCCACTTTTAAGAACGTATATATTTCTTTTATCTTCATTTAATCTAGTTTCGTATATAAAGTTAGATATTCCTGTTCTAGCAGATGTTCCTGATTTGGTTACATTTGCTGATATACCACTATCATAGAATGTAATAGAGTAAGTTGAATCGACGATATTTCCTTTTTTCATAATTAAATTATTATTACTATCTTTTATTTCTTTGGTCTCATAAAATCTAGTGGCATTTAGATCGTTTCCATATTTATTTAAGGTAAATTCATATAGATCTCTACTTGAGAGTGGCCATTCATTTCTTACATTAATAATACCAGCAGATATTAATACAACCCAATCTAATTCATCACTGCCATATAAGTCTTCAGCGATATTATCAGGTCTTGCACCTTCAGGGATTTCATACTTATCAAATACAGTAACTATATTTTGTAGATCATCTCTTAATTTAATTCTACGAAAAAGATTTTTAACTTCAACATAATCTAATGATGAAGTTTTATCTGGTAAAAATGATGGGTATCGTAGGTCTGGTATTTCTCTGAAGTATCCCATTAGTATCCTACTCCTCCTATTCCTGTTACTGAATCATAATCACTATCATAAATTGGTTCAAGTTCTTTAAATGATAGATCCATTTGCATGGAAACTGGTGTTGCATCCTCATACGTTGTATATACACCATCTGCAGTATAATTAACTGATATGTCAGTGAGGAAACATTGTTTAAATTTATGTAGAAATGGATGATCTTGATTGCCACTTCTATATCTTAATTCAAAGACGTTTGGTGTCTTTAAGAAGAAATTGCCTTTATTACTAACCGATGATGATGTTCTAGCTGACATATTAGACTTAAGTGATCTTATAATTAATTTTATTTGCTCTGCTTCATCACTATTTCTAGGAGTCATTTTAAAGGAGAAACGGAAGTTCCTTAATGTAGGACCATTAAAGAGAAGTTCCATATTTGGATTTATTATTTCACCAGTGGATCTAGCTAGTAATTGACTAGGAGTAAGATTACCACCTAGAGCATTAACTGCTGATGAAGCTAGGTATTTGTTCATATAATCTTTAACACCGTCTAGACCACCTGCATCAGCACCAACTCCTTTCATTGTACTTTTAACTTCATCTGTTGCTTTAGACATCCCTCCTTTTTTACCCACATTTTCAGCAATAGATTGGAATGCACTTGCTCCAGCAGCAGCAAGTCCATTTAAATTAGAACTACCGACGTTTACACTATTACCATCTTGGATTTGTGATGGAATTTGTAATAATATAGTTCCTGTATTTTTTAGTGCTCTAGAGGATAGTCTACCAATCGAACTCCATCCTAGTCTATTATCTAGGGTATTGCTTCTTGATCCAGGTCTACTAATAGCAGATTTTCCTACAGGCTTATATTCAATAATATCTATTTGTAAATAATCTGTGGATTCTGTTAATGCTTCATATGGATATCTTAATATTCCACCCTGCATTTGGGATGCTATTTGCCCTATTGATCTAGGAGATATACCATTTTTTTTAGTTTCTTTTGCTTGGTTAGTAGTTCTGTTTTCTATAAATTTCTTAGCACCAGATCTTCCTCTAATAGGGTTTCCTTGAAAAACATCACCTATTTGTTCGGGAGAAATTGCTCCCTTCATATTTGCGCCCCTTACTCCTCTTACCATTATCGACCTAATTTATTATTTTAACTATTTAGACGAAATTTTGCGAAAGGTATTTGATCAAGGTCATTTAACTCATCATCAAATACTTCATAGAGTCCTCCAGCTACTTCAGACCATGTATATTGTCTTGTTTGTCCCCAATGAAAGTTTATACCACGAAATCCCCATTCAAAAATATTAGTAACTGCAACTAATGGATTCTGGTCGTATCTAATATTAGGTGTTTTTGGATTATAGACGAATATATAAAATTTTCCTTCTGAAGGAACTTTATCACCTTCTTCTAAAAGACTGATAATGTCTATCATCAGATCATCAGGATCTTCAGTTCCTATTAGACTTTCTCTTACAGAGGTAATACGACTCATTTGATTCCTAATTCGTTTTCGGTTAATATCTTAAATTCATATCCTCTATCAGCACACCAATCTTCTGCAGCATTCCATTTTGCTTGATTCTTTACATATTCAAATGCTTCACGCATATAACTTTTAGTTTTAAGTTTTGATTTGACTGGTGGTGTAGTTTGTTTTTTAGGTTTAACTTCAATAATGTATTTTTTAATTTTCCCAGTACTTTCTTTTAGTTTAATATAGAAATCTGGAAAATATCTATGTGGTCTATTGTCTAATGGAGATTTATACCACACATAAAATTCTTCACTTCCCCATTCAAGAATATTGATATTGGAGTCACAATATTGCATGAATTTACGTTCCCAAAGAGAACGGTATATGATAGTAGTGGGATCACCTTTATACTTATAAGGGCATCGTGGTTTATACTTCCCTTTATAGGCCATAAATAAATATGAATATCATAGTAAATATTTAGAGTGGCAGAATCGTTAGTTAAGAAAATTACAATGAATGAAGCCAAACAAAAGTTTGGCAACTTAGCAATGAACAATCATTACCTTGTTCATTTCTCTGCTTTGAAACCAACCATAATGAGATATCTTGAGAATAGAACTGGTTTTGATGATATAAGAGAATTTGTATCAAGGGATGCTGGAATTCTTTGTGCAGATGCGTCATTACCTGCTAGTGCATTTGCTACAGGTGAAGTAAAAGATAATTTTATGGGTGTGCCGCAGGAGTTTGCTCATACTAGGTTATATACAGATATAGATTTTACTTTTTATGTGGATAAAAATTATACTATGCTAAGATTTTTTGAAGGTTGGATGGATTATATTTCTAGTGGTGCTTATGGAACAGGACTTAATGAAAATATTAAACCATATTATAGGAGATTAAAATATCCTGATGATTATAAAGTCAATACTATGTCAATTACGAAATTTGAAAGGGATTATGATAATGAAATACAATATCAATTCATAAATGCATTTCCTAAATCCATTACACCTGTTCCTGTTACTTATGGTGCAGCAGATTTATTAAAAGTATCTGTTAGTTTTAATTATGACAGATATATAATGAAAAGATTAAATCAAAACGAATGGAAAGACCTTTTTTCTAATTGGTTTGACAAATTATTCTAAATAACCTCCTATATAATACACTGAAAGATTATTATGCCTTTACCAAAGATTAATACCCCGACTTATGAGTTGGTCTTACCTTCTAATAATAAGAAAGTAAAATATCGTCCTTTTTTAGTAAGAGAAGAAAAAATTCTTGTTATGGCTTTAGAAACTGAAGACATGAAGCAGATTACTAATTCTATAGTACAAATTCTTGATGATTGTATTCTTACTAAAGGAGTTGATGTAACAAAATTAGCATCATTTGATATTGAATATCTATTTTTAAATATTCGTGCAAAATCTGTTGGTGAATCTGTAGAAGTAAATATTACTTGTCCTGATGATGAGAAGACAACTGTTGAAATGAATATTAATATTGATTCTATTAAAGTTAAGAAGGATAGAAAGCATAAAGATATAATAAAACTTGATGATACTCTTTCAATGAAATTAAAATATCCTTCTATGGAGCAATTCATGGAGAATAATTTTGATGTTAACGAAGCGACTGCTGATAATGTTAGCAAATCTCTTGGTTTGATTACTACTTGTATTGATCAGATTTATAATGATGAAGAGAGTTGGGATGCAGATGAGTCTTCTAAGGATGAATTGACTGATTTTATCGAACAATTAAATACTAAACAATTTAAACAAATTGAGAAATTTTTTGAGACAATGCCCAAGCTTTCTCATAAAATTAAGATAAAGAATCCAAAGACTGAGGTTGAATCTGAAGTTGTATTGGAGGGATTAGCTGCTTTTTTCAGCTAGGTATGGCTCATACTAGTCTTGAGTCATACTATAAAGTTAATTTTGCTTTGATACAACACCATAAATATTCATTAACTGAGCTAGAGAATATGATACCGTGGGAACGGGAAATATATGTAACTCTACTAAAACAGCACATAGAAGAGGAAAATCTAAAGCAACAACAAAGTGGCAGCTATTAAACCAGATATAGTACCTTCACACGTTAAATTAAATGTTACTAATGTAAAAAGCATTTTTAATGGTGGCGGGAAAGGTGGTGCCATAAAAGGTAGTTCTCTTATTTCTGGTGGAGGTGGTGCTCTTGCTCGTAGTCCAGGTGCTTCTATTAGTGGTGAAAAGGTATTTGAATTAAATGATCATGATCCTTTGGAAAAAAGGGTTGCTGCAAATGAAAAGAAAATTACTCTGATAAAGAAGGTATTACAAGCACAGAAATTTGAGTATGGTGGAAAAGATGACCCATTAGAAGATACAAATAAACTTCTTGAGGATATTGGAACCGCATTAGCAATAGATTTTGCATTTAGAGTAGATCAGGGAAAACGTGAAATCCTAAACGAAAGAGAGGAGAAAGCAGCAAGAAAGAGATCCCTTAAAGAAAAGATGATAGAGGGGATAAAAGGTACTGCTAAGACGGGTGCTAAAGCTGGTGGTGCTGTTGTTGGTGCTATAGGAAAACCATTTGGTAATTTATTTGGTGGTATTAAAGAAGTTCTAACACTCTTAGGTGCTGCTGTTATTGCTAATAATGCTCTTGATTGGTTAAAGAATGAAGAGAATCAACGAAAGATTAGTAATTTCTTTAAATTTATAGGAGAACATTGGAAAGTTATTGCAGGTATTGTTGCTGGTTTAGTAGGGTTATATATTCTTAAACAAGTTTGGGGTCTTATTAAACTTGTAGGTAAAGTAATAAAAGGTATTTGGAAGATTGGGAAGTGGATAATTAAGGCATTAAAAACTGCAAAAAATATTTTTAAATTTGGTAAAAATCTTAAGACGGGAGCAAAACTTGCAAAAGTTGCAACTCGTGCATCAGTTGCTGTTGGTGGTAAAACTGGTGGTAAGATAGCACAAAAATTACTTGGTAAAGAAGCAACTAAACAAGTAACTAAACAAGTAGCTAAGACAGCTGTTAAGAAAACTGCTGCCAAAACTACTCAAAAGGTTATTGCTTCAACTCTTACTAAAACTGCATCTAAAACTGCTGCAAAAACTGCTAGTAAAGGTCTTGGTAAAGCAGTTGCTAAGAAGATTCCTTTATTAGGTTTAGGTTTAGGTGCAGTATTTGCTGCACAAAGAGCAATGGCAGGAGATTGGACTGGTGCTGCTTTAGAGTTAGCATCTGGAGCAGCTTCTACCTTCCCTGGTGCTGGAACTGCAGCTGCCATTGGAATAGATGCTGCTTTAATTGCTAGGGATATTCATACCCAGAAGAAACTTGCTGCAACGGAAGAGGGAATTACACCGTCTTCTGAAGAAGGAAAGGATGAAATCATTGAACTGCCACCTGAAGTTATATCTTCACGTCCAGAGTATAAGCCAAAACAATCTGAGGAATTAACCGTTGTTGAGGTAATTAATCCAATTAATATACTTAATACGTATATGGAAGAAACTCCAGAAATACTTGGGATAGCATAATATGAGCACAATAAAAGTACCTGAGAAGTCAGCTAAAAAACTTAAATTGACTGCTACTAATATTAAAAGTGTTCTTATTAAAGGTAATAAAGATATAGCGAAAATTAGAGCAGATCAACGTAAACTTGCTGATGAACGTGCTCAATTAGAAGCAACACAAGGAAGGGAAGGTGGTTTAGAGAAGAAATCTCCATTAAAGAATATTGGGAAAAAGGTAGGTAAGAAAATAGGTTCTGCCTCCAAGGGAATATTTGATAAGGTTATGCAAGTTGCTATGCCATTAGCTTTAGCAGTTATTGTTAATAATTTTGAAAAAATAACAGAAGCATTGCAGAAGTTTTATGATAATAATAAGTGGATATTTGATATAGTTAAAACCGTATTTACTACTATTGGTAAAGGATTTATGATGCTTGTTAATCTTATTGATGGTATTCAACAAAATAGTGAGAAGAAGAAACTAAATGAGGTGAAGAAAGATGCGGATGCATTAAAAGAGTCTAAGGCAGAAGTTGATGAATTAGAAAGTACGCTTAAAGAGATACAGAAGGAAGTTGGAATAGATCCTGAAACTGGTGAGAGCACTGAATCTGTTAATGAAGATAAAGGAGATGATCAAGTATTGTCTGCTGAAGATGAATCTTATCTTGACGATATGGAAAAAAGAATGAATCAACCAGATTCAAATGTTACTACTACAAAATCTTCTGGTTTATTGCGTGGTGGTGAGGTAGTAGAAGGTGATATGAGTACTGAGAGAGCTCTTGAAATTCAGAAGTCTTTAGATAATAGAAAATTACAATCTCAAGGTATAGATACTTCAACTTCTAATAATATTAAGAATGAGATTAAATCAGATAGTGGATTGAAAGGTGTTGATGTTAAGCCTGGAAATATGAAGAAAATAGAAAAGCAGGATCCTGGGAAAAGTTTGATTAAGATGGAAGGGTTAAATAATACAGGTATAGAAAATTTAGCATCAGTGAAAAAAAGGAAACCAAGAACTATTGTGGTACATACTAAAATTATTGAAAAAGCCGTTCCAGTGGAGGTATAGTAAATGGCAAGCGCATCTAAGTCATCATTATATCAACATCTTACAATTAATAAGAATGGCAAAACTGCTGATCTTAAAGGTAAAACTGTAAGACTTGATTATTACGAGAGTCTATATTCACCTATAGTTACTGCTACATTAATTTTTATGGATGCTGGTGGGTCTGTTGATGCTGATAAGGCACAGGATAGTAACCAAAGGAAGACTAATATAAAAGATGGATTGCCAATTACTGGTTTGGAAGACGTTGAGGTGCTTATAGAACATGTATCAGGAAAGTTAAATCTTAAAAGAAGACCACTTAAAGTTAATAGTGCTCCAACTGTATCTGGAGAATCTAATAGATCATCTACTATGCTGTATATGACTTCTGATCCAGGAATTAAGAATAGTAATAGTGCAATATATAAAAAATTCAAGGGCAGAATTAGTGACACTGTTAAAAAACTTTTACGCAGTGAACTTGGGATAAGGAAATTTAAGATAGATTCTACTAAAAATACATATACCTTTATTGGAAAGGGTCAAGGTGCATTAGATATTATAACTTCTTTGTGTAGAAAATCTATTCCAGTCAAAGGAGATCCTGGATATTTCTTTTATGAAACGCAAGAGGGGCATAATTTTAAATCAATTGATACTTTGATTAGTGAAGGGAAGAAAAATATGAAGAATAATAGTTATAGATCTACTCATACATATACGTATTCGGGTGCATTAAAAGCAGGTGATGAAAATGATTATAAGATTTTAAAACCTCCTGTAGTATCTAAAGATCAAGATATTATTGATTCTGTACAGTCTGGAACATATGCTAGTCGTAATGTTTTTGTTGATCCAAGAACATTAAAGAAAACAGAACAAATTTATAGATTGGGTGAATCTGGAGCATCTAATACTCTTGGTAAGAAATCAGATTTAGCAGATAAACTTAAAGATGGAACTAAAACTAATTTTGTTGTTCAGGATATTGGTGGTTTAGATGCAGATCCTTCTGTAACTGAAAATAATGATCCTAGAGAATGGCAAGCTAAGTCTAGGATGAGATATAAACTCCTTCATTCTCAGATGGTTAATATTCAAGTTCCTTGTAATTTAGAATTAGTTGCTGGTGATGTTGTTAGGTGTGAATTTGAATTTCCTGGAGATAAAAAAGAGGAAGGTGTTGTTAGTCAACAAAGTAGTGGTAATTATCTTATTCTTCATCTTTGCCATCATTTTGATACTGAGAGATCATATACTGCTTTAACTCTTGCTCGTGATACTTATGGACTACATACTAAATAAGGGGATTTTATAATGGCAAAGAAGAAAAAACCTGATGAATTTTTTGGAGAAGATACCAAGTTTTGGATGGGAAGGGTTGTAAGTGTTTCTGCCCAAAAGAAACAGATTGATGGTTATGGTTGGGGATGGAGATATAAGGTTCGCATTTTTGGTTCCTATACTGATCAAGATGTTAGTGATAGTGAAGTCCATACTGCAACTGCAATGCTTGGAGTTAGTGATGGTAGTGGTGGTGGAGGAAGATCTAGATCGTTAAGAATTACTCAAGGTGATATGGTGTTTGGATTTTATATGGCACCTGATGAGGGATTTCCTGTTATAATTGGAGTCTTTCCAAGGACAAGAGAATCAGAAACTAAGACTGGTTTTACTGGGGCAGTAAAGAAAGGATTAGCACCAGTTGAAATAAGTGAGCAAGGAGGTGCTCCTATTCCAGTTTTAAACGATAATAAGAATACAAAAGGACCGACTAATCCATCTAAGTCAACTCCTGGAGATTTACTTCAAAAACAACTGGGAATAGATCCTAAGCAAATGCCACAGTTAGGTGCTATTCCAAATCCATTAAAACCATTAGCAGACAGAGGAAAGGAACTAATTGAGTCAGGTGGATTAAAAGATATAGCTTCTAAAATTTCTAAATCAGGATCATTGGGTAGTGGTTTTCCAATTAGTGCAGATACTATAAAAACTATTGGTAAAGATCTACCAGAAGTGATAACTGAATTTGTAAATGATCCAGCGACAGGAGATGCTGTTGCTGCTTCAATAGATAATGTAAAAAGTGAGGTAGAGTATGCTGCTGGAAAATTGGGAATCTTCTAAACATAATAAATAACCTTATATATACTGACCATAAATGACGACAGCAGCACCTCCTACTCTGAATTCTAAACAGGCAAAGTATTTTACGCAGCTTATAAAAGATAATCCAACAGATAAGTATTCGCAGAATATTATTAATACTGTTAAGAAGAGTTATCCTGCTTTGAATGATATATTACCTGAGAAACCTACTGGTGCTCAGGCATATTTGGAATACACTAACAGGATGAAAGAATATAAGAATTTTGAAGCAGATAAAGTTACTCCTGCTTCTATTACTTCTGGAAATATAATTATTCTTGCTGATGCTCAACAGAATACCTTTATGGAGACCATTGAGTCTGATCTAGGTAATTTTATGGATAACATTACCAAAGCTGGAAATTTTGGTTTGAATATGTCAAGTGAAATTAATTCATTAACTAATAAAGTAAGTGGATCTGCAAAACAATTTATTGGACAAATTGGTAATTCATTAGCAGATAAATCAGTAGGATGGATTAAGGGCGGTATAAGCAAGTTAGAACTCTTTAGAAAGATTACTAATCCAGTCCCTGCAGTTGCATTGGCGTTGACCATAATGGATCAGACAGCATTAATTAGTCCTGTTAAGAAACTTTTTGGTGCATTTGATTGTTTGACATCAAAAATAAGTGATGCTTTAACAAATACTGTTAAGGATCTGCTTACTGGTATGGTTAAGAATGTTATTAACACTGCTGTTTGTGCTGTACAGCAATTTGTAGGTGCTTTAACAAGTAAGATCGCAGATATGATGAATGGATTTCTTGGTGGGTTTTTTGGTCCAGTTGAAAAAGTTTTCAGTTTAATTGGACATGCGATGGATATTAAGGGTGCAATATTCGGTGGTATGAATATGATTAATAAGGTCGGTAACTTATTCAGATGTGCTAAACCAGCTAAGATGGTTGCTAGTCATAAACATACAATAGATGTTGGTTCTGGTAAAAATTCTACTGACACAGAAACCCAGGCTAAGATGGATAAGACAATTGCTGCTGCTGGTAATGCTAATGCTTCTAAAGCAGCAAAGAAAGAAGGACTTGTATCAGGAATCACTGGCGGTTTAAGTAAATTTGAAGAACAGTATGGTGAATGGGGTATTTTTGGATCTAAAGTTAAAGATGCTGGTAATCAAGGTATAGGAAATTGTAATACTAGTAATCCATTTGCATGTGGTTCACCAAAAGTAGAATTTTTTGGTGGTGGAGGAGGAATTGGTGCTGCTGGTGATATAATACTTGGTAATTTTATTAACCATTTAGATAAAGAAGATATCTATGGGGATATTAAAAAAACTGGTAGTATAGTTGGTGTTAATATAACGTCACCTGGTGAAGGTTATACTGAAGAACCGATGATAGCATTTACTGATAGTTGTAAACAGGGATATGGTGCATATGGTAGAGCAAAAATAGATTCTAATATTAATTCTCCTACTTATGGACAAGTGATTGATGTCATAGTTGATACTGAAGGAGAATATTATCCAACGGATAATTATCAAATAGTTGATAATATTCCTGATGATGAAGGAAATATTATTACTAATGTATTAGATGGTGAAAATAGTGAAGTTTATATTGATAATGTTATTATTGAGAACCCAGGAGTTGGATATAATGAAGATGATGTTATTGAAGATTATGATGATCTTAAGCTAACTATTGATGATGGTAGAATTGTAGGAGTTGAAGTTATAGAACAATTGGGTTATAATAGTCTTCCAGAACTTAATATAGTATCAGAAACTGGAGGATTAGCAGTTCTTCATCCAATAATGAAAATTCGGAGAAGAACAAGACCTCAACTAGAAGTTATGGATCAGATCCAATGTATTGGTAATTTTCCTAGAGGTGAGGATTAAATTATGGCAGATGAGCAAAGGCAATATGATGTATTTGGAGAAAAGTTTTTAATAGAGACTAATACAGATCGATATAGTAAACCAGGTAAAGCTGCTTATTTTATGCAATCGCAGACAACAGATGGTATAAAATATAACCAATCTTTGCATGAAGGGAGTGGATTATCTCGTATTCATGCAGGTAAATCATTGCAAATAGATGTTGGTGGTGCTAATAGTGATGATGCTAATTCATTAATTATGATTGCTCATAAAGGTAATGCTTCTATTAATGCTGATGGTGGCAAACTTTTACTTAAAGCAAATGAGATTGTATTGGAAGCTAAAACTTTATTATCTCTTGGAGGTGCTACTGTCCAAGTTGGTTTTCCTCAAGGGGGAAGAACAGATCGTGTAGATATAACAGGACAAGCTGTAGAAGTAGCAACAAGAGGTGGAAATATTGGTGATCTTCTTAAAGTATCTAATAATATTATGGCTATGTCTGGAACACATGTTGTTTCAAAAATGATTGCAGGTGCTGCTAAAAGTGTAGGAAAGAGCTATTTGGGAGGATTTGGGTAATATGTCAGCACAACTTCCTGATAATAGTAATACTGTTACTGGACAGTCCGTATTTGAAGATGTTTTCATTTATGGTAAATTAGAATATGATTTTTCTGAGACCAGTGTATCCTTTAAGGATTTAAATGTTCCTGGTTGGATTTCTGTTGGATCAACCGCAACTTTTTCATCAGATGTAACGATTTCCTCTGATTTAACAGTTAGAAATTTAACTGCATCAGGAAGTATAACAGCAGATAGTTATGAGAATTTTGTTTTTGCAGATTTACCTGTCGGAACTGCTGAAGAAACTACATTTGGACCTAATAAGGTATTAACAGTTAAACATGATTCAAGTGGATATGAATTAGTTGATCCATCAATATTGACTGTCGTACAATTAAGAAGTACTGGTGTTATTGGAGATGATATAATTTATGAAGGAACTGGGTCAATAGTAGATAGTAAATTAGTAATTAGTGGTATATCGACTGGTAAGTTTTTGCAAAATGATAAAGTAAAAGTATTTGGTGCTACGGTCACTAGCGATTCCACTGCTATTGCTGCTCCTGGTTCTAGTGCAAATAGTTCAGCAACAATTCCTGCTACTGGTGGTGCTACTACTAAAACTTATTATTATTGGGTTGCGGAATATAATTTAAGGAGTGGAATAGTTGGCCCAGCAGCACAAGCTTTACCTGCTGCAGGTATTAGTGGAACTACTCTTGATAATATGAATGCTGATTCTCATTCTTCATTAACACTTTCTAGGAGTAGTGTGAATAATGGACTATTAATATATCGTCAAGAATTTACAGGAACTGGTAATGCAAGTAATGCAAATATTAATAATGCTAAGTTAATTGGTATATTGGGGAGAAAAGAATTAGGCAATTCTGCAACTTCTGCTATTAACTGGAAGGATTATGGAAATTATGATCAGACTGCATGGGCAGGTAAAGGTGTAGATAATGAATTTATAGGAGCTGGAGCAACTACAAATCAAATTCATTTTCCTGTCATTGCATCTACCTCATCACATAGGGGATGGGATATAGATGGAGTAGTTTCAATTGCTAATAGTAGTATTACTCTTAGTGGAAATTATAATTTAAATTCTGGTAATGCAGTAAAGGTAGTTCATGATAATACATATGCACTAAAAGAAGCAATTGATACTACAGTTGCTAATGGTGGAAATACACTTACTTTATATGGAGGAACTTTTCTAACAAATAAATTAACTATTCCTACTAATTTTACTATTACTGGTAATGGTAAAAATACTATAATTAAAAAACAATATTTTGGTAATGATATTGATGATGGTGAAGGAAATTCATTAATGCTCAATGGTAATCTTGTTGGAATTGGAGTAACTAATGCAAAGGATATAACTATTCAAAATATAACATTTGATGGTAATAATGTAAATAATATTAATTTTTCATCAGAAAGTGAGAATTATCTATTATTTCTTGAAGGGATAGAATCAGGTTTAATTAAAGATATTGAGATTAGAAATAGTTCAGCTTCTGGATTATATCTCAATATGTCTAAACGTGTATCTGTTGAGAATTGTACTTTTGTAGATGGTTGTCTTTCTGATAGAGATTATTTTAGACCATTAAGTGCTCAAGGTTCTGAAGTATTCAGACTTAATGGGTGTCTTATTGAAAATTATCCTGGTTCTGTTGATGTTTCCTCTTCAACAGTTGTTGCTGCTACTGGAAATATCATTAGAAATTGTGGTACAGGTCTTGAAGCATATGCTACTGGTAAGATTACGACTATTAATAATATTATGCTTGGCCCTGCTGATGAATGGTTACCTTCACCAGACATCTATGATAGTGATTGGGATGGTGTTAATATTACAGTTACTAAAGGATCCACTTTTGAAGGTCCAGTTCTTCAGTTCTTAGAGGATGGAGAAGCAAAGGATTTAAGAGCAACTCAACTTGATAGACTTATAGGTGGAATAGGTACTATGGTGGGATTGGGTGGAACCAATGCCAATACAGTAAGTCTTGGTGCTACATTCTTACCTTTAAATCTCTTAACTCCAGAAACTGGAACATATGGAAAACAAAATGGTTATATCCAAGTAGGTTTAACTCCAACTCAGACTAATACTCTTGGGATTGGTTCTGTTTTGGGTTATAATATTAAAGCAATTGAATATCAGAGTGTTCCTACAGGTCTTTCAACTTATGTTGGAGTATCGACTGGAGTATGGGGTGGAGGTGGAGGTGCTACAATTGGATCTGGGTGTACTAATTATTTGATTACTCTTAAAGATTCGAATGATTTTAATTCATTTGCTGAAGGTGATATTATAAAATTGGTAGGACATGAAGCAACTCCCGATTTAGGTTCTCAAGAAATGACAGTTGGGAAGAAGACTGATGGAGTTCTTAAAAAGTTAGAGATGAGGTTTAATCCAAATCCAGGATCTACTGCTATAAACTCTAGTGGTGGAGCTAACGGTGAAGAAACTGGATACATATACAAGAGGAAAGTATTTACTATCGCATACGGACGAGTCGGAGTCAACTAAATGCCTGATAACACAAATGTTAATAATAATGCGGCAGTTACCGTTGTAGGTAGAACTGCACCCGTTCCGCCTGGTCAACAAGTATCTGCTAAATCAATACCTGTTGTTGTTGCTAGTGACCAATCAACGATTCCTGTTGCTGAACAAAATAAGGTACAGTCAGAAGTTGCATTATCATTACTTGGTATTCCTAGATCAGAAGTTGCACTTGGTATTTTTGCAGATGTTAATACTTATGATGTAAACCCTACAGAATGGGCAGCAACACCAGAACAGTTTAAAACAGTTGCTAATGATGGTGCATATGCTGGTGTTGCTGCAACTATGGGTCATGGGTTAACGCACGTTCCAGCAGAGTCTGGAGCACTCTTAGAGGCACCTGCTGATGATAGTGCGTTATTAACTTCAAAAAGGTTTTTTAGATATCAACCAGGTCGTGTTTCTGCTGCTACTTTTGGTGTTAAGACAACAACTATTGATAGTGCTGGAAAGGCATCAGATGGAATTGGTAATCCAGCAATTCGTAAATATGGTATTTTCGATAAGTATGATGGGTATTATTGGGAAACAAGAAATAATGGTAAAGGAGATAATTTTTGCGTAGTTAGAAGAACACAATCTATTCCACAATTTAATCCATTAGGTTTCCCTAACGTACAAACAGAAGATTATGGTGTTACTAATCCACCAGATCCTTTAGCACCTAGAGCTTCTGAATCAGACCCTACTGATGTTCCTACCAATCCAGTAGCAATTCCTGCAGGATATAAAAATAGAGAGTTTGGCGATTTGGTTATTCTTAGGGATAACTTAATAATGACCCATGCTGGTTGCTATGATCCAACAGTATTACAACCAGAAAGTAAGGAAGATATTAGTGCAGTAACTACTACAACAGGCAATTCAATTCTTACCTTACCTAATGTAGCAAAACAAATTACAGACGCATCATATAATATTGATACTGGATTAATGACCATCACTACAGATGGTGCTCATGATTTTAATAAAGGTAAGTTTCTTACATTAACTGGCATAACAATGTCATGTACTGTTACTGGGTCTGTTGTTAATAAGACATATCCTAATAGAGCAGATGAAAGATTTAATGGATTTAATGTAGTAAAAGTTAACTCAACTACTCAATTTGTTATTAATTGTGGTATTTCTACTGTTCCTACAACATATGTTTCTGGTGGATGGGCAGTTGGATTATCTACTGCTCAGTATGTTAGATATACTAAAGGATTAAATGCGGATCCAATATCAGGTTTATCAGATACTAAGATTTATAAACTTCATAATGTCACAGTTAATACTTCAACTGGAGTAACTACTGCTAGATTAATAAACATAAGTTCTTCAGGGGAACAAGCAGTTACTGGTTTAACTGCTGGAACAGAATATACTAATCATAGTTTAATTACACCAGTCCCTTTTGTTCAACCATTGACAAACAATATGGCAACTATTGTTGGTCGTGGAACTACAGTAAATTCTCAGCATACGAGATATACTTCAATAGAAACTAATGATGCAAATGCTGATTCTGCTGGAACAGGTATGTTCCCATATGTATATGAAAGTTCTACGGGTAGTAAGGAAGGTTATATTGATACTAGGGCATCAACATCATCAGAGTTATCCACACTTCAACAAGAAATTAATAATGTAAATGATGCATATCATAATTGGGTAAATCAGAATGTTGATATAGATTATTGGAATGTTTATGAATATCGTATTCCAAGATCAAGGTTTAGTGGTGATAGATTAGATTATCTAACGGATACATTATTGTATAGTGATTCAGTAGCAACAAATAAACCTGGTGCTAAAGTTTTAGATTCTGCAACTAGTGCAGTATTAACTGATAGTAGTATTTGGGATCTTGCATTTGATAAGGTTACCATGTATAAGATTGAGTTCTCATGGTATGGTGCTGTTGGTGCTTTATTCCTTGCATATGTTCCTGTAAGTAATGGTGAAGCAAGATGGGTTCGAGTTCATCATTTAAGATGTTCTAATCAACTTAAGATGGCTTCTCTTGGTAATGCCACATTACCAATCACTTATATGATATATGGTGGTGGTGGAGCAAATTCTTTAGGGTATGCTAATAATCTCAGATTAGTTTCTCAATATGGTTCTGGTGCTGAATATATTATTAAGTATGGTGCTTCATATTACATTGATGGTGGAGATAGGGGAACTGTAAAATTATTCAGTCATGCTAATGATACTTCTAGTGAAGTATTTGGTAGTAAGAGAACTTTTGTTGTTGGAACAGGTGCTACTCATGTGGGACTAACAACTGCCATTGATGCAAATGAACCTTACATATATGCTGGATCTAATTCTGGATTGTCAACTTCATATTATGTTGGTGCAAAGGTAGTTACTGGTCAAGTATTAGACCAGAATATTGAAATAACACACGTTGGTATTGCTAGTGATAGACTTTATTTAAATGCTCCTCTTAGTTCTGCTTTATCTGGTGGGCAGGTAATTACAATTATACCTCAACGTCCAGTATCTTTAGTGGGATTAAAATGTAGAGATTTTATAGCAAGTAGCACTGGGCAATTGGTCAGAAATAGAACACAGGTTTATCCTACAAGATTATCAACTGGATCTACTAGTGGTGTTGCTAAATTGGATTTAATTAAATCTCCAGTATTTCAAACTGATGCAGCAGTAACTAATAGTAATGGTCCAATGTTACGTTCAAAAGTAAGTATTGGTAAGAGAGGAAAACCAACAAGGGTAGATGTTCCATTAACAACTTATGGTGGAGCACATACTTATGTTGGTGGTAATGTTAATGATATAGTTACTACTGATAATGGATCAACAACTTTTGATGTTCTTGCTACAGGAACAGCATATGATTCTACTACTGGATTATTGACGATAGGGATTAATGGTGGCACTAGTGCTTTTACAGTCGATTCTACTACAGTTAGATTAAAGAAGAATACTTTTGCATTTACATGTAATTTAGATAATAATGCTTCTACTCATACATATCCACGTGAAATAGATCCAATACGAGATCCTAATGATGGTGCTATTAATAATGGTACTTTAACTGTTACTAGTGGTACATCATATGATCCAGAAACAGGTATTATGACTGTTGTTTGTACAGGTAGTCATGGATTATCAAATGGTAATACTGTTCAGTTTAAACCACATTCATTAACTTTCAGTTGTGGTTATAATAATGCAACTGGTCAAGATGCAATAAAGACATATCCTCGTGAATATGGTGGAGGTAATCCTGGTGGTGGATCAGATCCAGCATATCAGGGATGGTTATCAGTAACAGTTACTAATAGTACAACATTTACTGTTCAGGTATTACCTGCTCAACCATCTACTAATACAAATGCACATACATTTGTTTCTGCAGAAGCTAATGGTATTCGTAAATCTGGTAATAATATATCAGGAGATTGGAGTAAGAATTTAATAGTTAGAGCTAAAACATCTACTACAATTAGCGTTCGTGTAACTAATTCTGATGATGTTGATACTGCTTCTTCTGCTGAATATGTTAGAGATATTGGAAGAGGAACTTATGGTTGGTTTAGAGGTTATTATATAAATGATCCAGCACAGAAAAAGATTTCTGTTCTAGGATTCCTTGAGAATAAAGGATATGACAGGACTAAGAATTTAACAGATAATGGATATACTTTCTATTCTTTAGCGTCTACTAGTGATGAAATCATGTTAATGGCTAATGAACCATTCCTGAGAGAAGAAAATGTCAGCCCAGTTGGAACTCCAGTTGCTGGTGTAGGTACTGATTTTACAATGGATGGACTTTCTTCCATTAAAGTGGATCAACAAGTTAGAAGTCCTGTTTCCAATACAGGAACAGTGATTGCAACAATATTTGTTCCTGCTTCTGGTGCGGAGTTTGATTTATCTCCATATTTTGATTATAATAAAGAATATCTTTCATTCCCATTAACGGATAAAGTTGAAACTTTATATCTTTTGGCATCATCTCAGACTAATTATAATGCAGGAGATGCTGCAACGGAGATCTCTGCAAGTTTAACTTGGGAGGAACAGTGATCTATGACCAATGGAGGAAAGGATGTTAAGATTGGTCATGATAAACGGCCAATCTCTATTATTCCTGATAACAAGGAGCCTCTCTATAGTTTTGCAACAGGACAGAAATTACTTGATGAATATGGTAATGAATTACTTGTAGAGACTGATACTTATAATCTTAAAGATCAAGGATCTGATAGATCAACACCTATTGTTTTCCCATCAGAAGTAGATACTTATAATAGAATTGAATATGAGACAATTCTTAGTAATCAAACTATAACTGTAAATTCCTTAGTTGGGAATCCAAATTTAATTTCTTTTGCTGTTCCTGGTAATGCTTCTGGCATTGTTACTACAGGAGATAAACTTAGTGGAGTTGGTATTCCTGATGGAACTATTTTCACTGGTGGAAGAGTTGGTGCAGGAGCATTTCGTGTATCAAATAATCTTGTAGGAATAGGTACAAGAGCTATAGATGTACTACGAAGATCTAATGCTGCTAAAAAGTCTGATCCTATTTGGAAGATACAAGAACAGTTTGCAGAATCTAGTGAAGTAAGTAGCACTTTACTTGGTGTCAATAGAGCAGAATTACAACTTAGTTTATTTTCTGATGTTTCTTCTTATGGTTTAGATATTGATGAGTTTGAATTTTCTAATTATAATACTGGTACTAGTCTTGGTTCTTGGAATCAAAGAGTAAACGAGGTATATGGGAAAAGATATTCTGGAAAACTTATTGAAGCAACTCAAGAATCTGCTATTAAGTTAGGAGGATTTCGTGTTCCATATTCATTCCCATTTCCACCAGCAACTGCTGAATTGGGATGGTATAATGAGACTTTTTACAATCAATATATTAATTTTATAAATTTGGGTATTGATTTGTATAATTATTATGCTGGTAGTGCTGGTAATGCTTATCCTGCAGAATGGAAATCTCAATTTTTATCTCCTTCTGCGGCATATGTGGATAGTGGTGGTACGGTTAAGTATCCTGCAGGTACTGAAAGTTCTTTTGCTGCGATTGATATTTGGACCGAGACATGGAGATCAATATTAAAGCAAGAACTTAGAGATCCAGTAACTAATCAAGTATTTCTTTTTGCAGATATCTTAGCATTATCAAACGATTTTGCAACTAAGTATCCTACTGCTACTGATATTAGACCTGGATATAGTGATACTAATTCTTCATATTCTACTCTTCTTTCTAGAAGGGTTTTTAGATATCAACCAGGAAGAATAAGTGGATTTACCTTTGGTGTAAGATCATCTGTAGAATCAAATCAAGGATATAATATTGAATGGGGAATTGGTAATCCAACAGATCATTATCTATTTAAAATTAAGCAGGGAAACTTATACATTGTTAGGAGAAGTACCATTCCATTAAATGCTACTGCATTAGAAAGAAGTGGTCTTTCATTAATTGATCAAACATATGAAGGAACTGGTGATGGATTGGATAAACATCCAATTACTGGTGAACCGATGAAATATTATACAATTGAAGTTCCGCAGGATAATTTTAATGGTGATCCATTAAATGGTAATGGATTATCTGGGTATAATGTTAATCCTAAGAATGTTACCATGTGGAAAATTGAATTTGGTTGGTATGGTGCTATTGGGTGTAGATTCTATGGATATATTCCTGTTAGTGCTGGAGAAGCTAGATGGGTTGTTATACATACATTTATTATTGAAAACTCACTTAATCAACCATGTTTACAGGATTCTTATTTTAGATTGAGATATGTATTACATACTTATAATACTGCTGATTTAAGAGAACCTCAATATGTTTATAAGTATGGATCTTCATATTATATTGATGGTGGTGATGAGGGAACACAAAGTATTAATTCATCAGCCAGTGGTAATAAAGTAATTAATACAACAAATGAAGAAACTTTATTAGGTATTACTTGTAAAGATCTTATGGTGAATAGTGTTGGTCAAGAGATAAAAAACAAGAAAACGCTTTTTCCAATATCAGCAACATTTACTTCAGATTCTTTATCAGAGATAAGAGTTCAAAGATGTAAGGCATGTCCTGGATTTGGTCATGTATATACACCAGGATTGAAGACTGGGATTAATGGTAGATATATTAAAGTTGCTTTTATTGATGCTAATACGATAGTTGGTATAGACCCTACAACTGGATCTGGCATTTCATTCCTTCCAGATGATGCTGGTGCAAAATTAATAGCACCTACACTTTGGAATACTTATCTAGTTAATCTTAGTGGGTCTGATGGTAGTGGTGGATTTACACAGGCAAGAACAGCTGGATGGTCTGGTACTAGTGGTGGTAATTTGACTTTTAGAGATATTGCAGATGGATCTCTTTATTTGGATTCAACTAGTGGAAGTGCTGTTACTATATTATCAGATCCCAATGGAACTCAAGTATACCCACATCAGGTTAGATTAAGTAATTGGAATGATGCTACGGTTTCATCTACTGTGGAATTAACTGGATCAGAAATAACAATTCAATTTCTTAATCCAGATCCTAGAGATTCTTACAGCCACTATGCAGATTTTACTATTGGAGTTACGAATATACAACCAGATATTGATCCAGGAACACCAACAGTTTTAGATGGGTGGAATATTGCGGGTATAAGCACTACTATTCTTCCAAATTCGAATATGCTTTATGATTATCATTCCCATAGATATTCAAGTATTAATCAGGATGGAGTAGAAACAGGTGAAACTCATGGTGGTCAAAATCCAAATCCAAATATGGAAATAGATTTTAGGATTCCTACTGTTGGTGGTATAGAAGGTGGATATTGTTCTAATGTTACTATAAAAGTTAATGATCCTCAATCAGTAACAGATTTAGAACAAGTAACTACAAATCCATTAATTCCATCTCAAACAGGATTTTATCTTGTTAAAAATGGATCTTTTCCTGTTGGAATTTTATTTTCAACTGGAGAAGTTGTTATAGAAAATAATGGGGTTCTTATTACCACACTTACATATCTTACGGAACCAAAATTTTGGGATGATGGTGGTACATATAAATCATTTATTGAGATAAGTGGTGATATTAGTGCATTTACTGCTGGTAATGTAACTAGTGGAATAGAGATAAAGATACGTCCTGTTAATTTAAAATCTAGTTCTAGAAATGTTACTAAGTTGTATAATTATAATCCATATCCTCTTTATTTTGTTGCAAAGTTAGGAGATAATGCGGCAATTCATAATATTTCTATAAAGGAGAAAATAGGAGATTATACTCGAACTATTTCGCCAATATTTGCCTTGAGTACTAATGCCCAACTTACTAATGCTAGTAGTTTGGCAGAGTCTGATGGTTCTCCACCTACTAATTTTGTTGAGATTGATAGATTGTCATCTGCTATAGTAGATAATCAAAATACACAGAGATTAAGAACATCCGAATTAAAGGATGTTTTCTATGTCGGTGAGAATGAAACTAAGAAAGTTGATATGACTAAAGTATTTGGACCAAGTAAAACTGTTATAATGCCAACTAATAATAATATTGAAGCAACGTTTTTTACTGCTAAGAAAATAAAAGGAAGTGGTAATGGTAATATTCAAATGGGTCTTAATTACGGTGAGCAATAATGGCATTAACTAACCCAAAAATATTTGGTCTAGAAGTAGATAGAAATCTAGCAGATGTAAAGAATACTAATACCGCATTAAGGTCATTAGATTTAGATATTAAAGATTTAGATGTTATTCGTGGTAGCCTTTCTGAGGGTATGTCGGAAAATGATTGGTTGAGTTTCTCTGGATTGAATATACCAATTTATAAAGAACTTGCTAGATATCTGGAAGACAGTGGTGCATCAAGTAGTTATTTGGATAAAAGAGCTGGAACTAACATAATATTATTTGGAAATATAGATGTTAATGGTGCTCTAAGTGGTAATGCAATACGATATAGGTATGTAAAAGGATTAGGAACTAATAGTAGAAGTTTTGCAATAGCAGATATATCAACTTCTAGAATTAGTTCTTGGAGTTCTTCAGCTAGTCCTGTTATAGCAAGTTCTCCTATTTCATATGGAGCACAGGTAAAAGTTTCTACTGGTGGAAAATTGCAATTTGGTACTCAATCTGGTGCAAGTGGAAATAGATTGCAGACTACATTGACACCAGAGTTAAAAGAATTTGATTCGGAGTTTCCTACACATAAGATTCAAACAAATATAGGTGGATCAACAGTAAATGTTTATGCAATGAAAGGAATACCAGTTGTTTGGAGTGTATTCTTTAGAAATGTAAATGCTGACATCTATCTATCTTCACTTACACAGAGTACTAAAGCAAGTTGGAAAGTTGAGCAAACTAGTGATTTAAGTAGATATACTAATTATACGAATCAAGGTGGTACTCATACTTATATTAGATATAGATCTGTTGTATCAAAAGAAAGAAATATTAAATTTTATTATAATCCAGATAAGATAACTTCAATTTCTCTTCATTGGGCAAATCTTGCAGAGTTACCTCCTGTTAAATTTAATAATGCAACCACTATAGCTTTTTCTCATAATAAATTAACAGTTTTTCCAGATTTTACTGATTTAACTCCTATTGTGAGAACTCTAGAAGTTGGAAATAATCCATTTAGATATTCAGAAATTTCTACAGAGAGAAAGTTGAATAGTGCTATTATTAATAAAATTCCTACTACTGTTACTAATCTTTATTTGGGTAGTACTTTTGGTGGATCTTTTGATAGTGATTTAATAGCAGATCGTCTTCCTAATCTTTCAACTCTTAATCTTAATAATCATTATGGTCCATCGTTTACTGCGGATAATACTACGGCAGTTCTTCCAAATGTGACTAGTAGTATATCAAATTATTATATGTATCATAATAATTTTACAACAATAGATGGTAATCCAAGTGGAAGTAATATTAATATAATGCAAGCAACTAATTTATCTCAATTAACACTTCATTATAATAGAGGTCTTAGTATAGATCCATTTACTCTTGCAAGTAATGTTCTTGATTATGTCAATATTAGTGTTACTGGTTTAAAATTACCTAATTTGAATAATAAATCTATAAGATTAATGTATGCATATCATAGAGGTACTAGTGATACATTATTTGATGGAACTCAATATAAGTTTGATAATTGTAATAATTTAACAACATTACATTTATATAATTCTTGGGGTCTTACTGGACCATTTCCTAAATTTACAAATCCTGCTTTATCGTATTTGGACTTAAGATATTGTAGTATGTCTGGCGGTGAAATGAATCCAAATGGATCTACTAATACTACATATGTTCTTCCTGAATTTACTTTCCAGAATGCATCAAATCTTAGAGATTTTTATTGGTTTTCTCGTGGGTCTAATTCATTAGCTTCACCTATCCATCCAAATGCACTTTCGTTTTTACCGAATTTGTATCATGTCTATTGGATTACTTGGTATAGAACACCAGGAGCATTACCTAATTTGGGTGGTAATCCTGCTTTACGTTATTGTAGATTCCCATATAATGCCTTTACTGGTAATATGCCAACATTTACTGGTAATCCAAGTATCTATTATGTTGAATTGCAATATAATCAACTTAGTGGCAGTATTTCATCTCTTGCAAATTTAACTAATTTATATCAATTGAGATTGTATAATAATAATTTTACTGGAATTGGAACATTTGAGAATTGTACAAATTTGAGATATTTTTGGTGTCATAATAATCAGATCTCAGGAGAAATACCAGATTATAGTGGATGTCCTAGATTATATTATCTTGTGATGTATAATAATCAATTATCAACTTATAAAGTAGGTGCATTTAAAAATATAACGCAAATAAGATATATCAATCTTCAGAACAATAATTTAAATCAAACATCTATTAATAATATACTTGCAGATTTATATGATAATTATTTGGCTTCTCCAAGAGGTAGAGTTACTATAGACCTTCGTGGTAATACTTCTCCTACCAATGGTGGTAGTAATGAATATATACAGATATTAGAAACAAAAGGTTGGGATATTAGGCAGGATTAAAAATGGCACCAATACCAAATCAGGGATACCGACAAGATTTAAGTTTACAAGAAACTCCTGCAGATGATACTGCATTGAATAATATTGGTGGTGCTGGTATAGCAGGTGATCTTAGAATTATACAAAATAATTTAAGAAATATATCTACTATTGGGTATAGTAGTCTTACTGATGGATTCTTTAGTTTTGGTTCAGATTATACTTTTACTAATGATGATCCACTTACTGTTAGTCAGACAATAACATTTAGTGGTGAAGGAATTATTGGAGTGTCATCTACTTATTATGTTTGTAATTCTAATACAGTAGATAAATTTAAACTTTCTTTACGACCATCAATACATACATCTGGATTAAGTATAGTAGGATTTGCAGGAACGTCTAATACTAGGTTTAATTTTACTAGAAGTGATAAGGTTATAAGAGAGAATCTTGTTAATTTTGTTAATCCACCAAATTTAATGGATGATGATTTTAGAATCCTTGGTAATTATGATATTAATGGCGCATTTGATCAAACTTTAACTAATGTAGAAACTACTAATTATTTTATTACTAAGAAATATAAAGGTGCAGAAGATACTACTAGTAATAAAGATATTAAAATGGAGGGGCATGTTTATGTTAAAGATCCATTAGCATTTAATGATAGTGGAACTGATTTATCTGATGCTAAATCTCCTGGAGTATTCATTGGCGATACTCGTGCATTTTCTAGTGATAATAATCCTTGGTCAGAAGAAGGAGCAGCTGATGGAACTGGGCATTTGCAGACTGCTAGTAATGAAGTAGCTGTTGGTGAATTGAATTTTGTTAATAGTATAACAGTTACAGGAATATCTAAAGTATCTGAATCATTAGGTGGTGTTACTTCTTATAGTCATAAGATGCCAGCAATTATTAATGGGGAAACTTATTATCTTTTATTAAAACAATAATTATTCGCACAGGAGTTTAAATGTTCCTGATGGTGTATCAATACTTACTCTACCACTAACTGTTTCGGTAAGACCAGAACTTAATGCTGTTATAGTACTAATACCAGTAGCAGTTAGAGTATCAAATTTTATATTTCCATTATCAACTTTCATACTAGGTCTAATAGATTTAGTTTCTAATCCTTCCTCAGTTGGAGTAAATGGTGGGGATGTATCTAATGGTGGGCAACATAATACTCTTTGATTTACATCACTACTTTCTCTTGTTGCTGTAACTTTTTCACCTTCCAGTAATTTTGCTGTTGTTGCATTGTTAATAGTAATATTATTACCAGGTGTACCAGTTATTGTAGTATTTGCTGCAAATTGTGATCCTAAAACAGAATATGTTCCTGAACCTAGATCACTATTATTATCTACTCCAATTGTGGTATTTCCAGCATTAACATCAGCACTTACGATTAAACAAACAGTTTCTACTGGAGTACAGAATGCACTTAGAGAATCATTTATTAATCCCCTATCTTGATAGAAATACATTTCTCTAGAACTAAGATTCTGAGATGGGAAAATCGTAACTTGTGAACTGCTTCCCGTTGTTGTAATACCAGTTAATGCAGATACCCCATTACAAATCAGAATCATATTAGTTCTTAGATTTGTAGTATTACCACTTGATACCGTTAAAGTAGTTCCACTTGTAGATCCAGTTACATTTTTAACAAATCCACGATGATCTATAAAGGTGATTGTATTAGATCCACTAGCAGTCATATTATTATTTAAAACTACAAAAGAATTATAGACAATATCATTAACTACAGTATCAGCAGCAATACCAGTTCCAAATACCCTATTTCCTACTTCTATACTTTCTGTATTACTTACTGATAAGATAGGAGATCCACTAACTGTAGTATAGGTGCCTGTTCTTCTTTCTATTTCAGAGTATGCTTCCTTGGGTTTATATTTAATATCAATTTTTTTAGTGGATCTTAATTTAACATAATCTGTTTCACTTGCAGGAGTTGCTCCTGCATCAGTAAGACCAATTATACCTCCACCAAAAAGGACTGAAGTATCTAAGTATGTTGCAAATTCACCTTTTGCGGCATTAGTAAAATCATAAGCAGTATCATATAGGTAGGTAAATCTTAAATTTGCAATATAAGTTCCTGAACCAGGACCAGTAAAATCAAAATTAATATTTTTATCTGCAGATGTGGATGATACTGATCGTGGAATAAAGTATCGGAATCTTATTGAGTATCTTTCTGTTTCTCTAAGAACATATGTTTGATGACTAGTGCTGGTAGATTGTCCCATTACTTTAGTAAATGTGACATCAGTATTCCAGGAACCAGTAATAGAATTAGTACCATCTGGTCTTTCAAATGTAATTACTCCAGTAGTTTTATCAATACCAGTTACTGCCGCATCTGCTTGTATATGATTTCCTGGTTCTGTTGCACTCATTCCAATGGCAACATATTTTGTATTTGCTGGGCTATCTATAGTTAAGGTATTTCCAGCACTACTTGCTTCAGCAGCAAAAGTTCTTGCTATTCCTATATTCTGATGTTCTGTATATTTTGTTCCTGAACCTGTGTTATGATAACTTTCAGTTTCAAAGTCAAATGTAAAGCAATTTGCACTAGATATATGAAATGTATGTAATCCTGTTTGTGTTGGTATGAAAAATCCTTCCCATTCAATTCCACCGTCTGCATCAGATGATGCTGGATCTAATTTATCAGTATATGTAAATTCACCATCTTGCCAAAAATAATCTATTTTAAATGGACTTCCACTAAAAATATTTGCTGTATTTTCATCTACTTGATTAGAATCATAATAACTTGCTTTTAGTCCATTACCACCCTTTAGTCTTGGTTCTCCACTAAAGACTCTAAATTTGTCTAATTTGTTTTTATATGTTATTGGTGGTGAAACTGCAGAAGATGTTCCACTACTATTTGTACTTTCTGTTGCACTACCAATAACTTTTTGATATCCGTCAGGGCCTAAATTAGCATTCCATATATTTCTAATTGAATTTAAATCTTCACTTATATAATTGGCAGGAGATGCTTTTGTAACTAATCCATCTAAAAGATTATTTAAGGCATCTTTTGCATTGCCAACATCTGAAAGATTATTGTCTCTTCGTATACCTATTCTTTGAAATACTTTTTGCGGCATCTTGACTTTTTAGGTATTTAGGTTATAATATATAAAAATAGTTATTATTCAGAAATATGGATCCGCAGAAGGAATTACTTGAAGATCTCTTAAAACAAAGAAAAGAACTACAAACAAAACTTGTTGAGATCCAGCAAGAACATAATACAATGAAAGAACAGTATATAAGGATGCAAGGTGCAATAGATGTACTAGAACATCTTTTAGGTGAAGTAAAAGATCCAGAGATACCACCAGAAGCATTTCCGCCATCACCAGTTGACACAGACTCCTAAGTAGGGTATAATGACTTGATTGGGAGAATTCTATGGATGATGATTTTATAAATCGCACTATTATTGATGTGTGTAATAGATCTTTTCTTCTTATTTCTGATGATGGAGAAGAGAGAGTAATAACGTGTGAAACAACTGAACAGTTTATGGATGTTAAAGAAGTAGTTCATAAATTACTTGAACCAAATAGAATAAAATATGCTAGATTAAAGATGGTCTAAATATCAAGACTGGATATTTACACAATGAGTAAGATTAAGTTAACTTTTGATGGATGTTATAATTATAAGAGACTTAAGAAGGAAGGTCTTATTGGTGATAAAGAGGAAATAAAAGAGTCTAAAATTAATGAAGTTGAATTTATCAAAATCCATACGGATTTAAACAACGACGCTTGCTAATCTGTGTATAAAATCACTACTAAATTCTGTTGGTTTGATAGTGGTAACAAAATTGTGAAAATGTATTTCATTAATGAGATGCCATTCACTTTTGATGAGTTACCTGATGGACATTTATGGGATGAAGATCTATGTGAGATAGCAGATGAGAGTAGAGGGTATAGTGAAGATGATATGTACAAGTCTTTTAGTTATTTGGTAGAAGAAGAAGTTCATCCTGAGTTTTTTCCTCTAGAAATAGAAAATCCAGAGCTTTTACCCCCTGATATGGAGTATTATTATTCAGACGAAGATCTGGTGGAATAAATAAAACATAGAAATGTATTGACCAAAGAATAAATCCGATGCCTCTTAATAAGCTGGAAAACTTTATAAAGAATACCGAGGGTCGTATTCTTTATGTTAATCCTAATGACCTTGATGCTACAGACGCAATATCAAATCAGGGTAATTCATTAACTCAACCCTTTAAGACGATTCAACGAGCGTTGCTTGAATCTGCTAGATTTTCTTACTTGAGAGGTAATGATAATGATATCATTGAGAAAACAACAGTCCTTGTATATCCTGGCGAACATGTAGTAGATAATAGACCTGGATATGGTATTAAAGTAGATCCTAGTAACTCTAGTGCAGCACAAGTAGTATCCCCTTCAGGAACTGTTTCACCTGCTACAACATTATCATTAACATTAACATCAGAGTTTGATTTAACAAGAGAAGATAATATCCTTTATAAGTTTAATAGTATTCATGGTGGTGTAATTATTCCTCGTGGTACTTCTATTGTTGGACTAGATTTAAGAAAGACTAAGGTTAGACCAAAATATGTTCCTAACCCAACAGATTCTACTGTCCCAGATAGTTCTATCTTTAGGGTAACTGGTGCATGTTATTTCTGGCAGTTCTCTATCTTTGATGGTGATGAGAGTGGAACAGTTTATACTGATAATACAGACTTCAGTTCTGCCAATAGATCAAAACCAACGTTCTCTCATAATAAGCTAACTGTATTTGAATATGCAGATGGTATAAATGATCCTTCTGGATATACTAGAACTGACTTAGCAATGTATTATGCTAAGTTATCTAATGCTTATGGTGTAGACTCTACTAGAGATATTGTAGCTGCTGACACTTATCCTACAAGTCTTGCTGGATTTGCTCCACAAAGACCTGAGTATGAAATTGTTGGTGCATTTGCTGCTGACCCAGTTCAGATGGCATCAATTGAATCTGGTAGTGGTGGCACACCTGGTTCAATTATTACAGTTACAACGTCTACTGCTCATGGATTAAATGCAGAGACACCTATTAAGATTAAAGGTATTCCAGTTCCTGATTATAATATTTCAACTAAGGTTGCTAGTGTAATTAGCACCATTCAGTTCACATATATTATGCCATCTGTTAGGGTTAATTTACCTACTAATCCTAGTGCATCATCAGGAACAGTAACTATTGAAACTGATAACGTATCTGGTGCTTCACCTTATATCTTTAACTGCTCTATGCGTTCTGTATGGGGTATGAATGGTATGCTTGCCGATGGTAACAAGGCAACTGGATTTAAGTCAATGGTTGTTGCCCAGTTTACTGGTATTTCACTACAGAAAGATGATAGAGCATTTGTAAAATATGATCAAACAAGTAGAACATATCAAGGTGTTAATATTAACTTAGTTAGGGGATCTAATCTATCTTCACAGTCATCCTCTACCGACTCTAGTAAGGTTTATCATTTAGATTCTCAAGCTGTTTATAGGAAAGATTGGGGAACCAGTCACATTAAGATTACTAATGATGCAATTCTTCAGATAGTATCTGTGTTTGCTATTGGTTATCAGCAACACTTTGATGTAAGAACTGGTGGTGACGCATCAATTACTAACTCAAACTCTAACTTTGGTCAGATTTCACTATCTGCACAAGGATTTAAGAAAGAAGCATTTGATAAGGATAATACTGCATATGTTACTTCTGTTATTACTCCAAGGGCAGCAACAGGATCACAAACTAGCATTGACTGGCAAGCAATCGATGTAGGTGTTACTACTGCTGTTGGTATTTCAAGTCATCTTTATATCTTAGGATTTAATAATCAGGATGATCCACCTCCAACAGTTATTTTGGGATACCGTTTAGGTGCTAAACAGGATGATGAAATCAATGTAAAAATTTATGATGTAGCTGCCACTACGGATAGAATTCGGACAGCACCAATTTACATGGTTGATAATGATACCAGTGCTGGATCTGGTACTACAGTTTCACAAGGAACAACATCTAAACAAAAGTCTTATACTGTTCAATCAGCAACTGTTGATAATAAACTTAATCTTGGAGCACACTCTCTTAGGACAGGTGAAAAGATACGAATTTTCAGTCATCAAGGTGATTTACCTGAGAATTTAGAACCAAATACTGTATATTATGCTATTGACCAGCAGAATAATGCTGAAATTAAAGTAGCATCTAATAAAACAAATGCGGAGAATAATTCTTTCATTACGATATATGGTGGATCTGGATTATATGTTGAAAGTAGAGTTCATGATAAAGATTCTGGTGATGTAGGACATCCAGTTCAGTGGGACTCATCTAATAATCATTGGTATGTTCACGTTGGAACCAATAATTCCATTTATACTGATATATCAAATTATGGTCAATTTGGTAATATTGGTATTGGTGAAAAGACTCAAGTATCATATGTTAGTAGAACTGATGACCAAAGAGGTCTTGATGAAAAGATCTATAAGTTACGTGTTGTAGTTCCTGCAGAGACTGTTAATGGTAAGAATCCTGAAGAAGGATTTATTATTCAGGAATCTAGTAGCACAGGAGCTAGTGCTGATACTGATTTTACTTTTACTTCACTAACTCCAGACCCAGAGAAAAAATATGGTGTTCTTAGGAATTTAAGACTTATTGATAAGTGTACAGTTTCTGCTAATGTTGTTACTGTAGAATGTGAAGTTCCCCATAATTTGAAAGTTGGTGAGCATGTTAATATTAAGAATGTATCAGATACCACTAATACTAATGGTTTATATGATACTGGATATAATGGAACATTTATTATATCAACTATCACTGATGAGAAAACATTTACTTATTCTGATACTGATGTAGATGGAGTTTCGCACACTATTCCTAGTGCATCTACTAATAATATATCTACGAGAAGTATAACTTCACCTAGATTTGAAAGGAATGATAATAGATCTAATTTCTACATCTATAGAAATGAGGTTATAACTCCTTATATTGAAGGTATTCAAGATGGTATCTATCACATATTTGTCATAAAAGCAGATAACACTATTACTGAAGAGTTTACTGATCTTACTTATGGTCAGAATGTTGTTGATCTTTATCCACAAAGAGATAGAGATAATATTGAGGACAATCCTCAAGCAGCACAATCTTTTGCTAAGAGAACTCCTATAGGTGATGTTGTTACTAATGAACTTAAGAAGAGTATAACAAGAGAATCTGTAAACCAATTCTTAACAGATTTTGGTGCAGGTCATAGAATTACTGGCATATCAACATCAAATACTGCTTCTGTTCTTACATTTGATAGAAGGCATGACCTTCAAGGACTTGTAAGTGGAACAATTACTGCGGGTTCTGGTTATACTAATGGAACTTACTATAATGTTAAGATCCTATCTGGTAACCAAGCAGGTAGTTGGAATGGAGCACTTGCAACAGTAGTTGTATCTGGTGGACAAGTTACATCTGCTAAGATAACATCTGGTGGTTCTGGATATTCTGCTGGAACATATTTCTTTGAACAAGCAAAGATTAGTAATGGTAGTGCAGACGCAAGATTTGTCGTTTCTGCTGCTGGAATTAGTAATAACGATGGAGAGGTTCTACAGATTACAGGACTTACCACTACTACTGATTGGCATACTTATATTGCTGATGTTCCTTCTTCAACAACCGTTTCTGTTGCTAGGACTACAGGAGATCCAATTGTTTCTCTTAATCAATATGCATTAAATCTTGGCCCTTCTATAGCAGTAGGTTCTACAACTAACTCTCATACATCTGGTATTACAACATTCACCTGTTCTGTTGGTCATGGATTAGTTGCTGGTAATCAGTTTAGAGCTTTAGATACTAATAATAATAAACTTGGCGACTTCTATGTTAAAGAGAGAACGGGTGCTTTAACATTCTCTGCTAAGACAGCAGCTGGACTTAATACTACTGGTAACATTGGAGTTCCTACAAAGGTTCTAAGACTTGGAATGGCAGCTGCCGATGCAGTTTCTGATGATACTAATGAAAGTCTTGGTGCAAGAGGTGTTCCAGTATATGATGGGGAACAGGCAAAACTTGTTGCAAATGTAACAACTGGTAACACGATAAGAATACAAGTTCCAAGTTCTGGTATAGGCACTGCTACTAGATTCCCAATGGGTTCTTATATCCAGATTGGTGGTGAGATAATGAGGATTACTAGTTCTACTATAACTGGTGCTTCTCTTGATACTGTTGAAGTTGTTCGTGGTGCATTAGGAACTATTACAAAAAGTCATACTGCCAATGATCTGGTTAGAAAGATTAAACCATTAGCAGTTGAATTCCGTAGACCATCTATTATTCGTGCATCAGGTCATACATTTGAATATGTTGGTTATGGCCCAGGTAACTATTCAACTGGTTTGCCTCAAGTTCAGGTTAGAACTTTAACTGAAAGAGAAGAGTTCTTATCACAATCACAAGAAAGATCTTGTGGAACTGTTGTTTATACTGGTATGAATAACAGAGGTGACTTCTTTATTGGTAATAAGCGAGTTAGTTCTTCTACTGGTCAGGAAAGGACATTTGATGCTCCTGTTGCTACAATTACAGGTGAAGATCCTTCAAGACTATCAGTTATCTTTGATGAAGTAATTGTCAAGGAAAGATTGATTGTTGAGGGTGGTAAGACTAATAAGATTCTATCTCAGTTTGATGGCCCTGTAACATTCAATAAGGAAGTTAAGATTAATGATACTCTTACTGTTGTTGGTAATTTAAAATTAAATTCTCCTGTTGAGATCCTTTCTGATGTTCAATCGGTTAATAAAGATACTGGTTGTTTAGTACTTGAAGGTGGACTTGGTGTTGAGAAGAATTTAAACGTTGGTGGTATTACTACCATTACTGATTATCTTAACGTAACTAATGGTGCTGTTATTTTAGAAGCAGGTAGTTCTAATGAAGGTTATCTGATTGACTCTGGTAATGACATTGAGATGAATCTTCACAGATCCACTGTGTCTGATCAACCAATAGTTCTTGATGTCATAGATGGCAAGAGACTTGTTCTTGGTGCTAATGGCACTGGTAATGTTGAGATAAGAGATTCTGCTGCTGTAAATGGCGTTAGAAGAGCAATATTTACTGAGAATCAACAAGAATTGTACTATAATGGCAATGAGAAATTTGCCACAGCTCCAGGTGGTGCATTTGTAACAGGAAACTTCACTACTGACAGTTTCGAGGTTATAACTACATCAGTATTTGGTGGTTTGATATCGAATGATTCAAATTTAAGTAATGATGGTTGGTTAGCAGTTGGTTCAACAGCAACATTTGATGGAAATGTTACTGCTCCATTATTCATAGGCAATCTTCAAGGTAATGCTGACACAGCATCTAACCTATCAGGTAATCCTAATCTTAATACTTCAGGTATCATTACATGTTCAGTTCTTCATGCCACTAACACTGGTGCTGGTCATGGTAAGTATGTTGGAACTGGTGTTACTGTTGCAGGACATCTTTGGGTACAAGATGATTTACGTGTTAATGGTGTTACTACCTTTACGCAAAATGTTCATCTTTTAGATGATGATGTATTATACTTTGGTGGGTCAGCAGGTACAACTGATGGACTTGAAATTAAGCATAATAGTAATGAGAGTATTATAAGAGATTCTGGAACTGGTAATCTTCTTGTTCAAGGTGGTTCTACAATAAAAATCCAGAATACTTCAGCAGCCAATAGTGCTGAGTTTGATGTTACTGCTGGTGTTAAACTTTACTGGAGAGGTTCTAATGATGGTGTTAAGTTTGAAACCCTTCAAGGTTCTAGTGGAAGTGCAGCAGCAAAAGTTCATGGTCAGTTAGATGTAACTGGTAATATTAGAGCATTTACTTCTGATATTAGACTTAAGACTAACATTGAACCAATCACTGATGCATTATCAAAGGTTGACTCTTTAACTGGTTTCACTTATAATCACAATGAAATTGCTGCTGAATTAGGATTTGATACTGAAATTAGATATGCTGGTGTATCTGCTCAAGAACTTGAAGAAGTTCTACCTGAAGTAGTTTCTCCTGCTCCTGTTGATGAAGATTACAAGACAGTTGACTATGCACATATTGTGCCACTTCTAATTGAAGCAATCAAAGAACTTAAAGCAGAAGTCGAGGAACTAAAGAAACATAGCCACTAGATATGAGTCACGTTTATAATGTTTTCCCAACTACCATTTATGTTGGGGAAGTGAATGATCACAAGAAGCATAAAGAAGAGTTCTATAAGGTTTATCATAAGTTCGACTATGAGGAGAACAAATATGATAATACTGTAAGTGAGAATACTGGTAAGGTATTGATTCATTTAGAGGATACATTAAATCCTTTATTTGAAGAGATTATATATGGTCACGTTAGACCATATATTTGTGATGTATTGAAATATAAGGATATTTTTAATTATGTAATAACTAAGAGTTGGTTATCAAGAACAAGAAAGAGTAATCATTGTATTCCTTGGCATATACATTCACCAAGTCAGATATCATTTGTTTATTATTTGAATATGCCACCCAATGCACATAAGTTAAAGTTTTGTGCTCCTTATACTCATTGGGAACCATTTTTAGGAATTTCTGGTAGTAATCGTCTTAAGGAAAGACGTATGGTTGAGGAATATAATGGTTTAAATTCAAATACATTTGAGATCTTACCACCAGAAGGTTCTATTGTTTTATTTCCAAGTAGAATACAACATACTACAGAATCAATTAACATAAATTTTACTGGAGAGAGGTTAGCAATAGTTGGAGATATTGTACTTACATTGAAGGAAGATCGTCCTATGGTTCATTCTATGGGGTTTATTGATCCACGATATTGGAAACAATACTAAATAATAAAAAGCTAGAAATCTTTTTGACAAATGCCTATTAATAAAAGTTCTGGAACTATAACTGCTGATGAGATACGGGATGAGTTTGGTCCTACTGGAACAGTAAGTTTTGCTGATTATAGAGTAAGTGAGACACATGGATCACTTACAAACATGCCATTGGATAAGTTGGCAGGTGCTAATCAAGATAAAAATATACCTTCATCAGGTGTTCTTTCATTTAGTGATTTCTATAATTCAAGAGTAAATGTAGTTGTTAAGGTTAGTCAGGATGATGTAACAGCAACTGATGTATATGATAATAATAATTCATCTAAGGTGAAGGTTGTTGGTGGTCTTAGATCAAGACCTTCTAAATCTCAAACAGGTGGACGTAGAGTTTATATTAATGTTAATACAGAACTTGAATCTCCTGCAAATCATGAGGATCACAAGAAGCGTTGTACATTAAGAACTGGTGAATGGGTAACTGGTCAGTTTAATAATAATGTTGGAACAGGAACTTCATTGTCAGTTGATATAGGATCTAGTGGAAAAATTTATGGAGCTGGTGGAAGAGGTGGAAATGGTGGTAATCATCGTGGACAGAATGGAAATGATGGTAGTAGTGCTTTAGGTATAGAATTTGGAGCATCAAATAATAAAGTCTTTATTAATAATGCAGGGTATCTCCAAGCAGGCTACGGTGGTGGCGGTGGAGGAGGAGGTGGATATGATGACCCAAATAAAGAATCTCATGACTATGAAAATGCTGGTGCTGGTGGCGGCGGTGGTGCTGGTAAAATCCACGGAGAAGGTGGAGGAGGTGCTGAAGCAGGTAGTGGACATCAAGGAAGAGATGGAAGTGAAGGAGATGCTGAAGATGGTGGAGATGGAGGTGGAGCAAGTGGATATCCTGGTACTTCTGAGAAGGGAGGAGGTAATGAAGGATCAGGTGGTGCTGGTGGAGAAGGTGGTGGAGTAGGATCACCTGCAACTAATGGTGGTAATGCTTCAGGAAACTCTAGAAGGAATAGTGAGGGTGGTACCGCAGGTGAATCTGGATGGGCTATATTAAATGAAAATGCTTCTAATTGTATTATTGTTACTGGTAGTGGGACAGTTGCTGATAATAAAATACAACATAACACAAATCCAGAAGATTAATATGTAATTGGTTTTTTACTATGAAAGATGGACTTTTAATTTATGATAATGTTTTCACAACAGAAGATTGTGAGAAATTTATTGATTATATGGATAAGCTAGAAGAACGTAGTTTATTATATCCAGATCCTAAATCAAATAAACTTCAGATAGATCATAGAGCAAATAATTTAGCTCATGAATATGATGTTGCCGCATGGTCGTGGGTTGGTGAGAGATTTTTTCCTAAACTACAAACATGTATTGATCATTACATGTCAGAGTATGCTATTCTTCAGAGACAGAAATATCTGTATTATGATGTTAAATTAAAAAAGATACCTGTAGGTGGTGGATTTCATGATTGGCATTGTGAAAACTCTAGTATAATCTCAGCTACAAGAACTTTAGTTGTACAATTATATTTGAATACTATTCAAGAAGCAGGAGAGACTGAGTTTTTATATTTAAATAAAAGAGTTAATGCAGTTCAAGGTAGAGTTATTATATTTCCTGCTGGATTTCTACATACACATAGAGGTAATCCACCTATAGGTCAAACTAAATATATCGCAAGTACTTGGGGCATTCTTCAGTCAAAATCATGAATGAAAAAATGAAAGTAATTTTTAAAATTGTGAAGCATGATCCAGTAACAAAAAGCATTGTGGTTCAATTTGCACGTAAGACTGCAATTAAACCTATTGATGAGTTTAGAAGAGGACGATTTAATTATGAAGGTAAATTAGATCTATATGATGGCGAAAGATTTACTAAGGATCTTATTACAAAGTTGGGTATGGATAGAATTATGAAACAAGAAAGGGATGATATTGTACTACGAGAAAATAATCCTGAAGTTTTGAAAGGTGAGTTTAATATAGATGATTTAATTGGTAGAGTATTTGAGGGAGAACCTGAAAACTATAATAAAATGTCTCCTATTCCAATGAGGAGGGTTGAACTATGAGTACGTCTCCTAAGTATAAACGATTCCTTAAAAAAGTTGATAATGAGTTTGCAATTTGTGCAATAAGATGTGATAAAGATTGGATTGATATAGAACCAGTAAAAGAGAATTATGGATTATATCATTATTGTGTTTATGGGAGTGCGAGGTTTGGAATACCATTTCAAAAAGATTATGAAGAAATTAATCCTAAAGATTTCTTTAATATGAAAGAGTATTTGAATGACCATGTAATGCTTGAAGTATTTGAAGACTTTTATTGGATAGGATTTAATACATTAGATAAAGGTCAAGATTGGAATGGTAAATTAGTTACGGATGATATTCTTACAGTTGAAAAAGAATCTTGGATGATTTGTTTTGATGGACATCCTATAGTTAATAATAAAGAACTATCCAGATTTGATTATGCTCAAGTATATCCTGATAAGAAGTACGAGATTATCTTAAATAAGGGAGCTCTTGGATTGTTTACTAAGTGTTGATATATTCTAAACGATCTTTAACTGTCATATTATTTTGATAATGGTATCTATAATTTTCAACTAATTGTTTTGTATAGAATTCATAGTTTTTTATTTGCCATTCTTCTATTTTAGGAAGTTTACCTAGATATGGTTTATCATATCCAATTAGCATACTAGCCCAGTTATAACCATTAAGGTTAGTTTCTGCATGATATACCCATTCTTTTTTTAATTTCTTTTCAATCATATTTGACATTGATTCTAGTATATTTGTAGTATCGTATGCTCTCCAATATTCTGTATCTGTTCTATCAGTTAATGTATAATGACCTAAAACATATTCCATTGTTTCATCTAAGAAATCTGCCATTACTTTACTTAATATTATACTTCCCTTTGAA